TAAATCGTCTCTTTGTAAAGCTCTTTCAAGCTCGTCTTGTGTAGCTGTTGTTACAACTTCTACCATAGATGAATTGAATTCGTTTTGATCAACCACTGCATCTGCAACACCACCTTGCTTCAAAGCAAATTCAATTGATGGTGCAATTGATCTATCTTCGTCTAAATCAAAGTCTCCTAGGTCTTCAACCGTGATTGTGTATGACTTTGCTTGAGCTTCCATCATTATTTTTTACCTCTGTTGTCATTTGACAAAGGTGACTTGGCACCTTTCTCTGACTCTCTTGGTTCACTTGAATCTTTTGCATCTGTCTTGGTTGCGATACTCAATGGTCCTTCAACTTCAACATTTGCTCTGTCTGGATCTTTTGCTTTGTTATCGATCAATGTTTGTAAAAAATTCTTTTTATGTTCTTCACCAGCAATTTTATCTGCATCTTTGTACTGCTCATCTTCGCTGTACTCTTTACCCATTTTAGGTTGATAGTCTTCAGCATTGGCTTGTTGTCTTGCCACTTCTGCTTCGTTCTCTGCCTCGATAGGATCATTAGGACCTTTGACTACAACATAGTCATAAACTAAACCTAACTTGTCTGAAAGGTTTCTTCTAATTGTTTCATGCGATACTGGTAAGTGTACTACTGCATCAATTATATAGACTTCAGTGTTTCTGATCTTTGTACCAAAATCTAATGGATGCTCTTGCATAATAGTTTTAGTTGGTTTAGAAACAGATACTATATCAAATCTAGATAATTCTGTTTCAATAATATTCATCATGTCATCAGTAACTTCTGGCGCCGCTATTTTAATTCTTAACGGAATCTCTTTTACTGCTTCAGATAGATATGATTTAAAACTCTTCATATTTTTATTTATCCTCCTTATCGGATTTATCATCGGTTTCATTTACCTTTTGAATCAGCTGATCTAGTAGTTTATTGCGGTCTCCTACCACATATCCTTCGCCTTCTATGACTTCATCGGTGCTTGTACCCTTATTATCCCACTGATCTACACGTTGTTTTTTCAACTGTAATTCAATCATTCTCAGCTTTTTATCAGCTTTTGCATTCTTGGCATCCACCGCATTTTTCAGCATCGTAGACGCTACTTCAAACATTTTACCGGCGTGTCTAGCCTCAGAATTCATACCCAAATCCATTAGTTCACGATATGACTTCATTGCTTCATCTGAAAAATCATCCATATCAACATCATGTGCTTCTAAATTTTTAACTTGCGGTAATGCATTATCAATTTTTTGAGCTGTTGATAATGCTTTTTTTATTACTGCTTCATCTGGTTGTTGTGGATGTTCTACTGTTTCTTCAACAGCTTCTATTTCTTCTTTGTCAGATGTTTCTTGTTGATTTTCCTCTGCAGATTCTTGTTCTGCTATCATATCTTCTATGTTTGGTAAATCAAATGTATCTTCTAATTTTTTATTCATGTTACTTTATAGCATAGATTGAGTCTTCATTCAAGACCCTAAATCTAATTCCTTTTCTTTTTGTCCATTCAGCCGCCGCTTTCCACTTTGCTTGATTAATTATAACATCAGCTTTTTCTTTTTGCGACTTAATACTTTCCATTGTGGTTTGGCTTTTTGGTTTTATTTCTACCATTTCAGCAATTTTCTTACCACGTTTATTTACATATATCATAATAAAGTCTGGAACATACATTGTCCACTTTCCTGTAAATGGATGTCTATATGGTATTCTTACTGGTTCACTTGCCCAACTTAGAATACTTGGATGATTATCACACATCCTCATAAACGTTGCTTCCCAACCAGATCTAAATCTAGGTGCGTGTTTACCTACATACTTCTGTGGGTTCTTTAAATTATATAAACCTTTATGAAATCTTCTAGCCATGCTAGTATTTAAGCAATAATATGTCTACCGATAAACGAATTGGGTGTTTGTGCTTTTCTAATGGCTATTTGACTTGTAGATGGTCTGTAATTGTTTAATAGTGCAATACCCAAATCACTGAACTCAATTCCTGAAGCTACTTCTACAAACAAGTCATCTAAATTTGTATTAAACTTTTTCATAGCATCCATTGTTAACAAACTATATGCCTGAGCTAATGAATCACTTTCAACATACTTTCTAAAGATACCATAAACTATTTCATACTTTCGACCATCGATGTATTCTCTTTCTAAATTTAAATTAGAAAGTATAGATGAAGAAAGGTCTTCGCCATTGTTGCCTGGTTGACCTCCTACGATAGTTTCTGTTATAGAACCAAACTGTTTAATGACTTGTTTGATTCCACCGACTGCTTCGATTGTTCTTGTACTGTTTCTACTCATTAGCCTTTACCAAATCCTAAAAATCCTGCAACACTTTTTCCTGCATTTTTTACACCACTAATTACTGATGCTTTTGCATTTGACGTTGCATTTAAAATATCGTTAGTGTTGAAACCTTGTCCTTTTGCTTGTGACAATGAAGACTGAGCTGACTTGTTAACTGCTTTTGCTAAACCTGGATCAACTTTACCTTCTCCATATCCTATTTTATCTTTTGAAATTTTTGTTGGTGGTGCGGCATCAGGTCCACCTGCAACTTCTTTAAAGTCAGATGTTGTTGACATCATACCAGAGATATCTGCTTCAGCTTCTCCAATGTCAACATTTGTTTCTTCAAACATAAAGTTTTCATATTGGAATGCTAACGAAATATTAACAATAGCAGATGAACTATAATCTAATGTATCTAAATCTAATCTAGACAAACGTGGATAGACACATCTTACTTTACTAAATTGACCACCTGCAACTTGATATATGTCTATGTATTTTAAAATTCTACTATCTCTTCCTAAGTGTGGTGCTAAACCAAAATGATGATGTTGTTTGAATTGCTCATCTGTTTGAAAAAGATCATCTTGGTAGTTATGTTGTTCAGACATTTCATCATCTGCACCCATGTTCTTTTTATATAATCTTGCACCTTGAAATTCAAATTCGTATAAAAATCTTGCTAACTTAATTCCTAAACCATCATGCGTATCATACATTCTCATCGATACCGGGTCAAATGAAATTGTTCTGTTTACAATTCTTTTTCTATTATATTGATTTAATACTGACTGATCAACTGACATCTTTGGTTGATCAACTACATTAACTAAAAAATGTAATCTATCTTTAAACTCTTTAAGTTCTGTAAAAGTTTGTTTTAAATGAGGAGGTATTCCGCCAAACTCTTGTAACCCAAATGTCACAACAAACTGGTGTGCTTGTCTTGGTGCTTCGTGCGAAGCCGAACCGCTTTGATAAACAAGAGCGGCTCGGTTTGCGGGTTTTAATACGATTTTTTCATCAGCCATTAGTATTTCCCAATCTTTTAATCAATGGTAGTACTATGCTATAGTACCTGAACCACCAATACCAAATAATGGGAATATAGTATCGCCTGGTGCTGAGTGAATTGCGTTATCATATTTCAATGTCAAGATAACTTGAACTGGTTCTGATACTGCATAGTCACCATCTGAATAATCAACGTTTTGCAAGAAACAACCTTCTAAATCCCATTGTTCTAATTCAGTATCATTAGTACCATCTAATATTTCAATTTTAGTATTAAATTTGTACACTGATCCTGAAGTAGCCGCAGTTTGTTCAAAGTGGTTTAATTGCTTCTGAACTTGCTGACCAACTAGCTTAGAAATGTTATTGTTAATGTCATCACGTAAAGTCAAGTTTACTGCTTCCCATGTGTGTTTACCTTGCATATATGCAACTGAGTTGTATGAATGAATTGGCACTTCCTCATGAGTAATCTTTGGTCTTGTCGCTGACATAACTTGCTGAGTTAATTGTAACGGAGATGCACCTAAATTACCGAAATTAGTGAATCTAACTCTAAAACGATATTTTAGTTTTGGCTGTAATATACCACCACGGCCTGTTGAACCGTCTATTGGTACTCCAAATTTTGATAATGTTGCCATCTTTTTTACTCCTAATATACTGTTTATTTACACTTTAACCTCTAATTTTTTCAAAAAATTAAAAATTAAAGGTAAATTTAAAGGGATTGCTTTTACACAATCCCTTAAATTAAGTTAATTAACTAGTAAGTGACTCACCAGTATTTTTGATTCTCAATGGAATATAGATAAATTCAATTGCTTTTACAGGTTGTATTGCAATATCAATCCATAATTCATTTCTATCAATTCTAGTACCAGTGTTGTTACTCTCGTCACATACTACTAAGAAATCAAATAAACCTCTTTTAGCAACTAGATCTTCTAAGAATCTGTTGAATGTATCAGTTACTTGATCTCTTGTAATTCTATCATTTGGTTCAAACAAGAATGATTTTGCTAAAGTATCTAATTGATATCTTAGGTAAACAATCAATCTTGCTACATTAATTCTATCCATTGCTGAAGCTGTTGCGGCCAATGTTTTTTGTCCGTATACTGTTAAGCCTCTGTTTGGAATAAACGCAATTGGATTAACTCTGTTAGAATATAATGTGTCTCTTTGACCTTCTGACAATGTTACTGCTTTAAATTCTCCTTCGTTTGAAATGTAACCAACTGACGTTGAGTTGTCTACAAGTCCTCTAGAGAAACCAGCTGGAGCAAACCATGGAAACGAAACTGTATCATTAAATGCTAAAGTTCTTAACGCGATATGCGTTGCTGGAACTGTTACATTTGAACCTGATAAGTCTGATGTGAATCCTGATGGATAGTAAATTCCCGCATATGGTGAAGATGATGTTAAACCATTTTCATCATTAGTTGGAGATTTAGCTGTGTTAGTTGCCCAGTTTTGTATTGATGTTCCATCTGGTTTTAATCTTAATGGTGTGTCACCTAATACAAATGCTGTAAGTTTTCTATCTGTACTTAATGTAATCATTTCATCTAACAACTCTGGATATCCAGGTGCACAAATCAAGTTAAAGAATCTTGACTCTGCTCTGATATCATCATTGCTTTGAAGAGATGCCTGCATCGCTGTTACAACAACTTTTCTTTGTGCGTGTCTACCCATGTAAGGTGAGCCATCAGCTTTTAAACCTGACTCAGTTACCCAAGTGTCGCCGTTGTTTGTACCATCGAAAGTATAGTTTGTTACATATTTTTTAACATTGTAACCTGAAAGTCTAGTGTTGAACAATAAAATACCTGCTGGATATACTGCTGGGTTTGGAGCATCTGAATCAAATGATGCGTATGCTGTTCCCCAACTTTGTGCGTCTTCGCCTACACCACCTGGATTACCGGCCGCGTCTGCAAATAATACACCGTCTGCTGTACTTTGATCAGTATTGTCTAACAATACCCATTTAGAAGTACTTGAGTTGTATTTGTATATCTTAGGATAAGCATCTAGTTCATCTGAGTCAATCCAAAGGTCACCATTTTGTAATGCTGTTCCATCTGATTGTACAGTTGGTTGTGCTGAAACTATTTGTAAGTCTCTTAAACCACCTGATGCAATTGAACCTGCTGTTCCATTGTTTTTACTGTTAGCATAAGCAAACCATTTCATTGTACCACCGTCGTTTTCAGCGATAAAAATGTCTGCTTCTAAGCTAGAGCTGTACCATAAAGTGCCGTTAACAGGATCTTTAGTTGGTGCGTTAGCTGAAGCTTCATAAGTCAAGTTTTCCCATAATGATTTATAGAAAAATGCTTTTGAGGCTATGCCAGTCGCCGTATTATCTACGAAACCTAAGTTTCCTGTTGTTTTTCCTACTTTGTTACCAGCAGTCGTACCATCATGTATGTAGATAGCTTTACCGCCAGCTCTTGTTAATCTTAAAAATTGTTTAGTTGCACTAACATAAGATATATCTGCTACCACACCGCCTGTTGCTGTTTGGTTGGCTGATTTATTAATCTCAGTTACGATAGCTGATAGTGAAACGTGTGAACCTGCTCCACCGCCATCTTGATCAACTGTAATTGTTTGACCATTAAGTTCGAATACAATACCGTCTTCTGAACCAGTAAGATCAACGTTACCGTGTAGTGACGTTGTACCAGTTGCAACTGTGTTTTCGCCTGATGATCTAATTCTTAATCTGTATTCAATTTCTTGTACTGGTGAAGCCGCACCTGAAAATTGCATTAAAGATTTTTTACCATAATCAGCTGATGTTACTTGCGTTGATGTATGATAAAAGTTTGCTTTCATTTCATCTGAAATGTGGCCTGCATCAAAATCATCAAATCTTACGTAAACTGATGAGTTACCAACTAGACCTGTTTCTTGGCTAGTTGCCGCATCATCTCTTGAATATACGTTAGCTGATACTGATGACCATGCACTTGTTGAAGTTGAATAATTTTTAACAACAATGTTAGCACCTTGACCGCCTGGTGTTGATTTTAACCAAACGTCACTGTAACCGTTGTTAACTGCTAATGCTGGTGGTGTGCCGTTTCCTGATTGGATGTACGTTTTACCGTTACCATCTGAACCTGCCGCTCCAACAGCCGCTTGCCATGATGCTGATCCAACAACTTCCCAAGAAGTACCAACTTTTTGGTATAATCTTGCTGGTGATGTTGAAGCAACTAAGGCGTAATCTTTTGCCGCACCGTAACTTGATACGGGGTCACCATTTGAAGCAACGTTACCGCCACTTGCTCCTGGTGTGTCTGTTAATACTGTAGGATTTAATTTATCCCAAGTACTTGAAGTAGTATTTGCTGTAAATACTCCCCAGTCTGTATTTGTTGTATCTAACCAATATGTTCCGTTAGCTGGTGTAAGTTTAGGAGCTGATGATGATGCTTCTAATTCTGTTAAGTTTACATCTGCTCTAACTACATAAGCTCTATTAGAGATACCTAAAAATGAGTATGTTGATAGCAAACCATATTCGTTTCTTTCATCTCCATGTAACTGTGTACCTTGAAGTGAGTGAAACTTAGGTTCGCCAAAGGTTGTAATCAATTCACGTTGTGATGTGATCAAGTACGGAGTACCTGCCGTAGCACTTGTTGTACCAATTGCTGTGTTGCTAGTGCTTGGGTCAATTTTATCTTGACCTGTAGCTACTACAACCAGTGGTACTGTGCCCTGACCGGCTGGTGAGTACATAGATTCATCAGTAACTGAAACTGATACACCTGGTGATACTAATGTTGGCATTTTGTATTTCTCCCTGCTATGTCGTATATGAGTATTTTAAAAACCTATATACTACTTTTAAGTTTTACTATATTAATGTTAATATTTATTAGATATTGGAAATAAAGTGCGATTGTAATCCACCTTTAAAGGTATTAAATACAAGTAATGACTAAATTAGACAATAATAAAACCAAACACGTTAGACCATTGTGTACACGTTGTAAAACACGGCCTTCGGCTTTTAATTACAGACGTAAAGGCAAGATCTACTATCGTAGTAAATGTGATAGCTGTATAAAAGAAGATCTAGGTCTGCGTACAGGTTTTAAATATTCATGGGAAAAAAGTGGCTTTAGAAAAAAACATATATGCGAAAAGTGTGGTTTTAAATCCAAACACCCTTCACAAATGGATGTCTATCATATAGACGGCAACTTAAAAAATGCCAGCTGGAACAACTTAAAAACTATATGTGCTAATTGTAGTCGTATTAAAAGCATCGAAGAGGTTGGTTGGGCACAGGGTGATTTACAGCCCGATGCTCCACCTGTTACTAAAAAAATAGGTTTGAAAAAATATTAAAATTGTATATAATTACAATATTAAACAAAGGAATTTATGGCAAAAAAAGAAGTAGTTGGCTTAATAAAATTACAAATACAAGCAGGTAAGGCCAACCCTGCTCCACCAGTAGGACCAGCACTTGGTCAAAAAGGAGTCAATATTATGGACTTCTGTAAATCATTTAATGACAAAACTAAAAACAGTATGGGGAAACTTATACCTGTAGTAATAACTGTTTATAAAGATAAAAGTTTTACATTTGTATTAAAGAAACCACCTACATCATTTTTAATTAAAGAAAAATTAAAACTTAAAAAAGGTGGTAGAACTCCTGGTAGATCTAGAATTGCAACAATTAGTAAAGCTCAAGTAGAAGAAATAGCTAAAGAAAAAATGGAAGATTTAAATGCATTGGACCTGGAAGCCGCTGTTAAAATTGTATCAGGACAAGCCAGATCCATGGGCATTGATGTTAAAAGTTAATTAACTTCCTCTAAAAACTTTCGGAATTCTTTCATTGAACTTTTAGTTAACTTGTCAACATCATATATTATCCACTGTTTACTAACGGTATTATAAAATCCTACTTCACGGACTTTAGTTGTTTTTTTATCACGATCAATGCAAGATTGAATATGTTGAGGTTTTAACTTTTTTACAATAGTAAAATATTCGCCGATAAATTGATTATTCGTAGACATTGTGTTGCTCCTGCTGATGATGAAATCTACTATGTTAGAGTAATACGGTTAACTAGATCTGTCAACCAATTTTTGCTGATTATTTTTATCTTGTTTATCTTTTTGTGATTTTTTAATTTGTTGTACTACTTCTTCTACGTTATGATTTAAGTCTTCTAATGTTCCGGAATTATCTATTGTGTAATCTACACGAGAATTAACCCAGTTCCATTCACTTTCGTGTACTCCCATTTCATACAAACTATGTTGTGCAAACGTATCTCCGCCAGCGGCTTCAACTGCCATCTCATACCAATGTGGCTCTGGTCCTCTTTTGACTCTAATAATTAATCCACCCATAGTTTTAATTAAGCCCACTTCGTTTTTAAATCTGCAATCACTGACAACTGTGTTTTTCATACCATGTGATACATATCTATTTTCTAAACTGAATAACCAAATATTTGGATTAAAATGTTCTCGTAGCACATCGGTGCCAACTACTTGTAATGCATACCTAGGAGAAAATCTTCTATTTGCTAATTTACTGCTCCACCACTGATCTACTTCTTCTCTATACTTCCTACTTTTTTCAGTGTCTCCTTCGAGTAGTTCTCTAGGCCAACCAAAAATATTTGCTACTGCATCTTTAAGAGGTGCCGCAAATGAATCTCTAACAAAGCCATGTTTGATAAATCTTTCAGCGACCGTGTCTTTACCTGAACCTATAAATCCTACTAAACCTACAATCATTTTTTATTATAACTTTTCCTATTATATAAGTCAACGACTAATATTAAGCATCATCTTTGTATTTTGGTATATTTGCTACTGGAATGCCTTCTTCACGCAACTGTTGGGCCTCTGTGTCCGTGCATTCGCCATATATTTTGTCGTCACGTATGCCATTCATTGCCATTCTAGCTTCTTCTGGAAACCTATCTCCTACATTTTCAAAGTTCTTTTCAATATACTTGTTAAAGCTACGGGCCATTGTTTTCATTTCATGATGCTTGTTTTTAACAAAGTCTTTGCTATTCAATTTGCTTGATATGTTTGGTGCCATTATACCTTTAGTGACATTTTTTGATTCACATTTGATACATTCTAATAAGTTCTTTTTTTGTAATTTTGAAAATTCTTTACTACTAGCGAACCAACTTTTGAATTCGTAATCGCAGTCTTGGCATATTAAATTATAATTTATCATAATATAACTGTAGCACAATTATATATTTTGTCAAATGATTTTTAGCCAATAACGAATGTTAATGGATCTTCACCAGTACCGTATGTTTCAATTTCTCTTTCTAATTTTTCTATGGCTGTCTGAGCTTCATTTTTTAAATCGTTTCCATTCATTGAAACATTACCTTGGGCTCCTGGTAAACTATTGTATTTAGATCTTGCTTCACCTAACATCATTTTACATTGTGCTAATGCGTAATCTCTGATCCAAGGTCTGCTGTATCTTTGTGTTATCAATGTTTCATCTGGTTTTTCCATGTAAACTTGTAGTAATACATTTTCAGCATTTCTTGGTCTTCTCATTAATATTAGTTTTTGTTTTTCTGTAACATATTTAAAATTGATATATCCACCAAAAAGTCTTTTAACAACTTCTTGATATTGAGCGAAAGCATCCCATGTCATAAGTCCACCAATTCTACCACCTTGTAAAAAGTACAAATTAGTGTATGCTAATTCGAATGGATCTAAATCAATACCACCTGTTGATCCAGCAACTGATCTTCTATATATTTCTTTTACTTCAATCACTTCTTTTGCTAACGTATATTCGTTTACATCCTGTTGTAATTGTAAAAAGATATATGCTTCTTCGGTAGAATTACCAGATTTTTGTCTGTATCTATCCACAGCTAGGTCAATGCCTTGCTCGTAGTGTTTTGGATCTAATTCCACATCAACCATACCATCACCTAAGATGTTACGTATATCTGTGATTAATTCCTGTCTTTTTGATTTCACTTTTGCCATGTTATAGTTATTTATTCGTATGGATTAGTTTCAATAAATACTTAGACAAAGGATATTAACAAAATTATGCCAAGACTCAGTTTATGGAAGCCAAATAAGGGCAATGATTACAAATTTGCCGATCGTACTATAGCAGAACACTTTAATATAGGCGGTACGGGCGTCTTTGTACACAAATACCTAGGACCTCATACACAAACAGGTAGTATAGCTGGTGATCAACCTAAAAATTCAGTAGTACATCCAACAGGTGTACAAGATATGCTATTTGGTGAAAACAGAGATAGAAAATACGATTCTGATGTATATGATTTACGTGGAGTATATTCTGTTCAAGATCAAGATTTTGATATGACACAGTTTGGATTGTTTCAAACAGCAGACACGGTCTATATAACGTTCCATTTAAATAAAATGGTTGAGCAACTTGGTAGAAAAATAATGCCAGGTGATGTTTTTGAATTACCACACATGGCTGATGATTTAAGACTAGAAGCAAGTTCAATTACATTAAACAATAAACCAAGTAAAAGATTTAGAAAAGGTGAAACAATCACTGGCGGTACTTCAGGTACAACAGGTACCGTTGTGAGTTATAATCATAATGCAAAAGTTATAAGACTTGCAACTAACGGTATTTTTACAGTAGGTGAAACATTGACAGGTGGTGATAGTACTGCCACACAATCAATTGCACAGTTTGAACCAAAAGAAAAAATGAAGATTAATAAATTCTTTGTTGTAGAAGATGCCGCAAGAGGATCTGATGGTTACGATCCAGGTTGGTGGCCACACATTTGGAGATGTAAAGCAACTGCCTTACAAGATACACAAGAATTTAGAGATATACTTGGTAGTGGTGACGATAAAGAAGATTTAAAAAATATTATATCTACATATCAATCAGAGATTGATCTTAATGATGGTGTTATTGAAGAAGCTAAACGAAATGTTCCTACCAAAGGAATGGAAGTTGGCCACTTGTATACTCATAAAGATGATATGCACAAAGTCAATCCTAGAAACCAAGATGGAACCGCAGGCAAAGGTATAACAATAACACATACTGGTAACAGCTTCCCAGGATCAATTACAGAAGGTCAATATGTATTACGTACTGACTATTCTCCAAGTAGATTGTTTAGAAAAACAGGAAATAGATATATTAAAATTTCTGATAACTTTAGAGGATCATATGTTTCAAGCAATAAAGGATTGAATAGTTTTGTTAATAATAATGCCTCATCTACAGTTACAGATGATAACAAAGAGCAACAATATTTAAGTAAGGTAGTTAAACCTAAAACGGATTAAAAAATTATGGATTACTGGTACGACCAACAGATAAGAAGATACATTTTACAATTCATGAGATTGTTTGATAACTTCAAAGTAAAGACAGGTAAAACAGATAATAGCAATTCAGAAAGCTATATAAGAACTCCTGTAAGATATGCTGATATGAGTAGAATGGTAGCTCACATATTAAGACATAACTCAGAAAATGTTGTATCATCTGCTCCATTTATGTCAGTTTATATTACTAATTTACAATTGGCTAGAGATCGATTACAAGAACCTAGAATGGTTGATAAAGTACAGGTTGCTGAAAGAAAATACGATACAAGTTCTAAATCGTATATGGCTGAAATTGGTAATACGTATACCGTTGAAAGATTTATGCCTGTTCCATATAACTTAAATATGGGCTTGGATATTTGGTGTTCAAACACAGATCAAAAATTACAACTAATGGAACAAATTTTAGTATTGTTTAACCCGGCTGTTGAAATACAAGCAAATGACAATCCACTAGATTGGACTAATATTACTAACGTAGAACTAGTAGATGTTAACTGGAGTTCAAGAGCTGTACCGCAAGGTGTTGACACACAATTAGATGTTGCTTCACTAACTTTTAGTTTACCTATTTGGGTTAACCCACCTGCTAAAGTTAAAAAACAATCTATCATTAGACAGATTGTAGCTAGAGTAAATCAAACAGATTCGATTGACGACTTAGATTATGATCCTAGATTTATAGATTTCTTTGAAAGTTTTGGTGGACAAATTGGTAATGTTATAGTTACTCCTGAGAATGCTCAAATTTCTGTAGCAGGAAATAAAGTTGCGTTGCTTGGTGCTTACGGTGTTAATGATAACGAACAATGGAAAGAGTTTTTAGAAACATATGGTAAATTGCAAGACGGAATATCTAAATTAATTTTAAGACAATCAAGTGATATTGAATCAAGTACAGGAGATGTATTTGGAACATTGGCTTTTGATCCATCAGACCCTAATAAATTAATATTCACTCTTGATACAGCAACATTACCATCTAATACTTTATCCGCAGTTGATAAAATTATAGATCCAGAAACTAGCTTTCCTGGAACAGGACTATCGGCCGCGGCGAATGGGCAAAGATATTTGTTAGTTAATGATATTGCAAAAGATACAAAGGCTTGGGGGAATGGATTTGAAGCTTCAGCAAATGATGTAATTACGTACAATGGTACCAATTGGACTGTGGCTTTTGATGCTAGTGCAAATGGTTCTACCGTGCAATATGTTACTAATACCAACACTGGTGTACAGTACAAATGGACAGGAACACAGTGGATTGACAGTTACCAAGGACAATATAAAAATGGTTTTTGGAAATTAGATCTTGCACCTTAGTAGATAATAAAGTAAAATAAAGAATAAAAATAAGGTGAATTAAAAATGTATACCGCAGTAGGTACAACTTTTGTCGCACAAGACACAGGCAGAATGCTTCTTAACTTAAGAAGTAACGATGTTTCGTATCCTCACACATGGAGCTTCTGGGGTGGCAAAATTGAAAAAGGTGAACAACCTTTAGATGCTTTACGTAGAGAATTAAAAGAAGAAATGGGTTTTGTTCCTCCTATGGAAAAACTAAATCCACTTGATACATTTAAATCAAAAGACAAAGGATTTATATATTACACCTATGTCATTGTTACTCCAACAGAATTTAAACCAAATCTTAATCGTGAAAGTAGTGGCTATGCTTGGGTTGACATTGGCAAATATCCCAAGCCTTTACACAATGGAGCAAAAATAACATTAAGCAATAAAAAGAATATTCGAAAATTAAAAAAAATTCTTACACCTGCTGATGGTTAAACTTAAATACGATTATGGGAAAAATCTACAAAATTGAGCAATTAAGATTAATGAAAGACCTGCAAACTTGGAAAGAAGAAGGTAGAACAGAAAAAAGTCTTATTCAGTATTTTGATACTAATGGAATAAACAAAAAAAACTATTACAATTTTTGTAATGGAATGACTAAAGTAGAATCCAGAGCTTTGTACAAAACTCTTGTTAATGCTTATCATGACTATACTAAAAACTCAAAAGAAATTGATTTACAGTTACGTTATGATTTAGAAGATGTATATTTTACCATTATCAGTAATTTAAAAACAAATCAACCTAAGTATAAGTTTAAAAATATACTTGTAAATTTTAGAAAAAATATAAATCCAATTAGAGCATTTTATTTTTTGTTACAAGAAATGCAGGCGGGTGAATTTGACGAACAAAACGAAGAACATATCTTTATTAGAGATAAACTAAAAGATGAAGATTTTTTTAAAGAATTAATGTATGATATTGAGACTGATCTAGATAGCTTATCAAACTTAGAAACTAGATATAGACAAAGTAAGATAGCTTATCCATTTTTTACAATGCCAATTACATTTGTCCATACACAAGAAATGGTAAAAGATATTAGAAAATGGTTTTCAGTGTTTACAATTTATCATAACAAATTAACATCGCACACACATAAGTATGAGTAGGAAAAACAATGAACTATAGAGAACACATAATTGAAGTAAAAGATTACCCAAAAGAAGGTATTAGTTTTAAAGATCTTACGCCACTATGGCAAGACAAAGAAGTTTTTAAATCAATGATATCAGATTTATGTAAACCTTTTGAATCATCAAAAGTTGATATCATTGCATCAGTTGAATCTCGTGGTTTTGTTACCGGAGCTCCCATGGCAATACATATGAACGCAGGTTTTGTACCATTAAGAAAAGCTGGAAAATTACCTAGAGATACATTTAAAGAATCATTTGATCTAGAATACGGTTCTTCAGAAATACATATTCATGAAGATGCTATCAGTAATCAAAATATATTAATTGCTGATGATTTATTAGCGACAGGTGGTACTGCTATTGCGGCCTATAATTTGATTACAAAACATTTTCCTAATGCAAATATCGTAGGATTTAGTTTTATCGTAGCACTTGATTATTTAGATGGATTAACTGATTTGCAAACTTTAGGAATACCAATACATTCACTAGTGGAGTACGCATAATGAAAATAACAATAGCAGGTTATGGATATGTTGGAAAAGCTATGCATGAGCTTTTAAAATCAAACTATGATATCAGCATAGTTGACCCAATAATCAATAACACTACTATAGCAGAAACAAACCCGGAGGCGGTGATAATATGTGTATCAACACCACAAGGCTTACATGGTGAGTGTGATGTAAGTAACGTGATTCAAGTAATTGACGATACTCCCACTAACGTACCAATTTTAATTAAAAGTACAATAAGTTTGGAAGGCTGGCAAGAACTTATAAAATGTCCGGCTCCTTTACGTATTAGTTTTTCTCCAGAATTTTTAAGAGCCAAAACAGCAATAGAAGATTGTTTGAATAGTACTACTATGTATATAGGACATGGTGGAACTGCATACTGGTCTGATATATTTTTAAAAGCAAAACCAAATTTAGAAATTAAAACATATGACGTTAAAGAATTAATACTAGCAAAGTATTTTAGAAATGCCTTTTTAGCAACTAAAGTGAACTTTTTTAATCAGATATTTGACTTATGCGAAAAAATGAATGTCGACTATGAACCTGTCAGACAAGTTATTACTGATGATAAAAGGATTGGTGCAGGACATTCTTTAATCACAGATGAACGTGGCTTTGGTGGACATTGTTTTCCTAAAGATACTAATGCTATAAGTGAAACAGCTAAACTTTATGGTTCAGAATTAACAATAATTGATGAAGCTATATATTATAATAAAATTATTAAATCACGCAAGTAATTAGTCTTACTAAATTTTCTGTATCATCATCTTCAATACATTTACCAATTACATAAACGGAACTACAAGCACTTGGGTGAGCTTGTCCTACACCTGGTGTATCACTAGTTACAATCAAGTCACCTTTTTTAACTGGACCAATTACATTGACTTGTACTTTACCACGTAAAGCTACCGGAGATGTTAGTCCTTCTTCTGTACTATTCATTAAGTAAGCTGGTGATAAAGATACAACTCCTGCTACTCTGTGATCCATTTTTTCTGTTGACTCTGTGACTTCTGCTTCTCCGCCAAATATTAAAACTGTACCTGGCTCATACTCTTTGTCAGTTCTGTAAAGCTCAGCCAAGTCAGCATATTGAGCCGAAGTTGCTTTGGCGTAAATTGTATTATATTGTGCTGAACTTGAGCCAATATCGTATGTTGTATTTGTATCTGGTAAAATATTTTTAGTTTTTACGTCTCCAGCTCTAACGTTTGCATACACCATGCCAGTTACAGTAGTTGTTGATGCTGTGATATTTGGTGATGTAAAGAATGCAAACTCATCATCTGATTCATCCCAAATCATACCTGCATGGTTTTGATTACCACTATCATATCTTTCAATTAATATACCTGAATCATATGTCGCAGTATTTTCTTGTCCTGATCTATTTAGATAAATCATTGGATCTTCAACTTCTAATTGAGTTACATCTACTGTCGTTGTGTCACCTGAAACTGTTAGGTTACCATTTATAACTACATTACCACCAAATTGACCATCTTTAATATTAATAATATCAAAATTAGTTGCATTTAAGTTACCACCTAATTCTGGTGATGTATCTTCACTAACATTATTAAGACCATCGTCATAGTTGTCATCTGATATTTCCCATTTGCTTGACGTACTGTTGTATTTTAAAATTTTATTATTAGCAACGCCTGTGGTATCAACATCAGTAAGCTCAGCTAATGTATCTTTTGATTGTAATTGAGTATCAACATAAGTTTTAGTTGCGGCGTCTGTGCCTGCAACCGGTGATCCTAAATTTTGTATCTTGTTAGTTTGTGCATCTAATACTCCACCAAGTTGTGGTGTTGTATCTTCAACTATGTTTGCTAAAATTGATGAGTTAACTAAAACTTCAATAGCTTGAATGTAGTTTGCTGGCGTGCCAGACCCTGTACTAAATGCTGGGTTTGGTGTCAATGTAGCATTGTTATCACTAGCATGATAGTACACTGAATAAGTGTGTGCCGCTACCGTGCCTGGTGTGTCGTAAAAATCAAATGATGCTGTAAATTTTTTTGCAGTTGAATTGCAATCTTCTGCTGTCCATTCTGAAAGTAGTGCTTCAGGCGAACCACCTTTGTTTCTATATAATCTAATATTGATATCTGATGAACCTGTTGATGAACCTGTAAATCTTACCTGTGCTGTCACACGTACTTTTGTTGAAGCATCTGCTACAGATATTGTTGAACTCAATCCACTAGCCGCTTCACCACCTAATGTAGCACCTGAAACTGATGTTGTTCC